CCCGCTGGATAACCCGACTGTGCTTGTTATCGCAGCAGCAGCTGGGACGGAGTTTGCGCCTAAAGTTGCAAGCGATGTCATTGCAGCCGCAGGAGCCCAAGCAGAAGCGACAACAGCAGCTTGCCCTACTGATGCAGCAGTGGCCGCATCCCCCATCGTCTGACCAACAATAAAGTTTTTGAGCGCTTCAACACCGACCTGAACCAATGAGTTGATCACGCTATTCAGTATCGTGCTACCAAGCGAGCGCATAGCATCTGAAACTGACATCGTTCCTGTGAGAAGCCCGGTGATTGCGTTTGATGCGTTACCAGCGAAAGCATCTACAGCACTGGTTAGCATGTCATATCCCAATCCTTGCTGACTCAGCAACTGCCACTGTGCCGCCGTTCTTTGAGCTTCATACTCAGTGTTAGCAGCATTCATCAACGCCAGCCCCTGTTCCTCGGTGATTACACGCTGAGCTGTGTATTCTTTAATGAGGGCAAGCTTTTGAGCATTCTCGTTTGCAAGCTGCTGCACCGGATCAACCTGTCCGGCGAGTTGCTGCTGAGGCGTGACTACAGCTTGAGAGTTGGCATCAGCAATTGCCTTGGAATAATCCGCAGCAATTTGCGCTCGGCGCTGCTGAGATTGCTCAAACGTGACGTCACCGGCTTTAAGCTGACGATCAAGTTGTGCAATATCCAAGTCACGCTGTTGCTTAGCTTTTGCTGCCGAGTCAGCATCTATAGCGGCTTTCTTATCTGCTGCCTGCTGCTGTATATCGAATATTTGTCCTGCTTGCTGTTGAGTTTGTTGGATTTGAGCCTGAGTAGCTCCGGCGCCAAGTTCCTGAACTGCTGCTAATTGGGCAGCTTCTCTGTTCAATCCCTTTGACTTCAATGCTGCAACAGCCATCTCATTAGATAAGTCTTGCAGCTTTTTAGCGCGCGACTCTTCCGCTCGCTCTGCCGCTGTTTGCTCTTTTGCTGAAGCCTTAGTCTCATTAGCTACCTCTTTTTGAGACTCTGCTAAGTCAAAGTTAGCCCCAGCATTTTCCCGAGCGATGCGAATTGTTTCATCATCGGCGCCTAACTTTCTCAGTTGCTGTTCAACCTTAAGTTGTTCGCGTTTCCTAAGATTAGTTTCGGACAGCAATTCATTTTGACTATAGAGGTCGTCGAGAACTTGCTGTTGCTTTGGATCACGTTGAACAGTTAGCGACGTTGCGTTGAACTTTTCTTTTTGTCCGGCTGCAAATCCTATCGCCTTACCTAACTGGTTCATCATGCCAGCAGCTACGCCAGCCTCTTCACTGTTTCTCTTTAAAAGGTCTATGCCTTGCGCCATATTGCCGTTTAGGTTTGCTTGTGCAATTCCTACAGCATTCTGGGTCTGGCTAAGATTGCGCTGTGCTTTCTCAAGTGCCGCCGCCGCAGTGCTTTGAGCGTCGATAGCTCCTGTTAGAGCTTCGTTTGCCTGACGTCCTCGTTTAGTACCTAGCCCCCAGTTATCGACCTCTTTCGTTAAGTTGGCGACTCGTGCAGACGTCTTGTCATATTCAGCCTGAGCATCTGCAAGTACGCTATTTAATTCAGGGATCGCGCTGCGTAGTTTGGCAATCGTGGCCGACAACTCAGTTGCCGACATATCTTTCATCTCACCGATCAGCTTATTAACGCCGTCAGCTAACTCAACAGCAGCCTTTTTCGCTTCTTGAGCCTTTTGGTAGAAATAAAAGATTGCTGATGCGGCTAGAGTTGCCGCTCCAACTGGGCCGCCAACTAAAGCCAGTGCGCTACGAGCTACACCAGTCGCCGCGCCAAACGCAGAAAGTGATGTTGAGGCGGTAAACGCAGTGGCCGCCACCTTCAACTGGCTCGCAGCCGCCATAGTCAGAGCCGCGACATATCGAGAGCCGATTACAGCAGCAACAGCGATCACGACAGTGGATACCGCGTCAAGATTTTCACTCAGGGTAACAACCGTATCATTGAAGATTGCGACAGAAGCACGGACGGTTGTTGAACTACCAATAAACTGGGTTAAGTTGTTTTCAGCAATTGTCAGAGACTGACCGATAGTGGAAATCGTGTTGGAAAACTCGCGACCGATCGCGTCACCTTGCGAAAGAAGACCATTAACAACAACGTCAGTCGTCAACTGTCCTTGGGCGGCCATTGCACGAAGCTGCCCAATATCTACTCCAAGTGAATCAGCTAACGCGTTTGCGAGCCTGCTCCCCTGTTCTGTTACAGAGTTAAACTCCTCACCACGCAATGCACCAGCCGCCAAACCTTGAGATAACTGAATTACGGCATTGCTTGCCTCTTCAGCTGTGGCGCCGGAAACAACAAAGCCTTGGTTTATGATTGTTGTTAGACGGGTTAAATCCTCTGCACTTGTACCATAACTACGCGTTGCCCTTTCAAGCCTTGCATAGAGTGATGCGGTGGCATCTAAACTGGCGCGGGTATTTTGAGAGATATCAAATACTCGCTGTGTTACAGAAGTTAATTGCTCACCTACACGAACGGAGTTGGCCAGCTTGTTGTTAACCGTTGTCCACGCATCGGCATAGGCAGCAATCTCACGAACCGAAAGCGCTGCTGTCAGCGCAGTAGCAACTTTGGTTAACGATGCAAATGACTTACTTGTGCTATCCGCCGCCTTACCGGTTTTCTCAAACTGGCCATCCATCTTATCCAGGCGGTCATTTACTTTCTGCTGAGCGGCAATGAGTCCAGCAACATCCATCTGGACGGTGTAAATAATATTCCCGACTTCCTGCTCGCTTGCCATTACGATCTCCAGACATAAAAAAACCTGCCGGAGCAGGTTGTGACATTAAGCGGCCTTAGCCGGTAACTTCTTAGACTTGACCAGCCTTCGGCGGCCAGAGAGTAATTCAGCAGTCCGTTTATCATCCGCGTCGATCACTGCTTCATACTCTTCCTTCGTGAATCCTTTCTCTTCTGGATACTTAGCTTTAAGCATGAGCTGGAACTCTGTCATGGTTAGCTGTTCAGCTTCGCTTCTAGGCATATTGAAATGAGCCCGCGCCGCGTTTATATAATCGACCACTCGAAACTCTGAGGAATACTCATCTTTGCTTTCATGCTTTTGTAGCTTTCTAAGCTTGGCCTTACCGATAACACCATGCTCGATTAGCTCACGCGCAATGATGATTATCTCCCCAATCCCCATCTTCCCTTTGCGGTAGACGACACCTTTTTTACCGGGTCTCCACTCTCCAATCAGCAAGGTTAAATCATCGTCACAGCACGCCTGCATTATGCTCATCGCTGTAGCCAAGACGGGGCGGCCATATACGGGAGTCTTTATTGTTTTTAACAGCCATTCAGGGACTTTCCCCCATACATCAGAGGCTTGTGAAATTAGCCTAAAAACCTCAAATCCATTCATGGTTGCGTGCGCAGCGACGATTTCAGAAGGCGATCCGATTCTTGCCATAGCAACGAGAGATGGCCGAAAGAAATAGTCACTCTCACGGTCTGAAATAAGCATTTCGCCAATGTCGGTGATCGGTGTCATGTGAATTCCTTGTGAGCAGTATCGAGGGCATTACCGATACCCTCTGTAATGCTTACTAAGCAGTAACTGTTGCTGCGTAAACCGCAGACTTTGCGCCGTCTGTTGTGGTGACAGTGACGTTTGCCGTACCAGCAGCCACGCCAGTTACCGTTACCGTGGTTCCAGACAGTGTTGCCGTCGCCTTTGATGGTGCGGATGACGTTACCGTGTATGCTTTATTGGTTGCGCCAGCAGGAGCTACATCAACCGTAAATGTGGTCGTTGCGCCAACGGCAACACTTCCACTGGTCGGAGTGACAGTTACACCCGTAACAGGAACTTCCTCTTCCAGATATTCGACAGTATCAGCGTCAGCCACCTTGAACTCGCCGGAGTAAGTTGCGATGTCAGACGCCCCAAACTCGCCAGACCATGAAGTCGCAGCCATATAGCCTTGGAGAACTACGGCGTCTTCACCGGTGAAATCAAACTGAACCCAGTAAGTAGGCTGGCGGCCAGATTTGGTTTCTGCTAATAGCTCTTTGGATAGTTTGATTGGGCCAAAGTCAGTTGGCTTATCGCGCTTACGCCACTCGCCATCAAAGCTGATCGTCAGATCCATATTGGTAACAAGGTTCTCAACCAGACCCTTGGTGTCATCAGCCTCAGAAGTAACAGTGTTCATTGAATAGTCGATTGACTTGGTAGTCAGAGCGCCCATGCGTACGAACTCTGATTGTTCTGGGACTGTATCTGGGCAGCCTTCGGCAAGACGCAGAATAGCGACGCGGCCAATTAACTTCCCGTAATCATTCTGGCAATCTGCCATGGTGACTTACCTCTTTTGTTGGAAATAAAAAAGGCCGCCATAAGGCAGCCTGTTAGTTTTGAATTTGGTTATGCTGTGCAGCGGAACAAAAGTCTGATGACCGTTCTTCCCTCTTCCGTAGGTATTGGCGTTGGCATCCCGCCGAGATTGAAGACTGAATTGAGGCAAGAGTCCTCAGGGTTATCTGTCACATGATCTAGAATGCCCTGTGCACGCTGAACTACAGTCTGAGCATCATTCTTAGCGCTAACGAGAACAACCTGAACATTATCATCAGCACTCAGATCTTTAATGCGTGGGGTGCCACCATTTGGCTGAAATACAATGTATTTCATGTTCCCAGAGTCACTCTTCTGCTCTACCCACTGCACCATCTGCACTTTGTATCCGTCAACTAGCCCAGCTCCCTCTAGCCACTCACGAAACTTAATGAATACTGGCGTACTCATAGGCTCATCTCCTCAGCAACTGCCCTATCGATTTGCCCCTTGGAATCATCAGCACCAAGTTTAAGAAATTCTTTTTTAGCGGTAGAGCGCCTGAAGTTCTGCTTCACGTTCGGGTCGTGAACATACACCGCGTAGTTAGCAGAATAACCAACTCGACCAGTGATGATTTTATTGCCTGCTTTCACTTCCCTGAACTGTGAGTTTATGAGGGTCGATGTGTCGATCGGAGTGTAAATAGATGCCTGAGTCCCTATGATAAACAGGATTCGATATGTGGCCCTTACGGCTTTCTTTCCGACCACGTCATCAATCAAATGGTCAAAGTTAGCCTTAGCCTGTTTCAGCCCCTTCACCTTAACGCCCATATCAGACTCCGGTTATCAATGCATAATCATCAGCAACGCGATCAAATGTGTCCGCATAGCGAATGATGTGCTTAATCTCATCGGCACCGGCGTCGATAGGGTTGGCCTCAGTCGATACTCCGATCAGCAGGTAGTCACCCTCTTTGGCTTCAGGGTACTCAGTCCAAACGGTATCCTTCACCACGAACTCGCGGCCAACATCAGCGTTACCGCGTTTAGAGTCGCCTCCGTAGTCGCATGCAATAGTGGAAGGTGCGGAGAATGATGGCTTATTCCATTCATCAGTTCCGAGGCTGCGCCAGATTGTGGCTTGTGCGGTATAGCTCCAGTTGGCTGTCGCTGTCATTCTCGCCACCCCACAATAGTCGGATTATCAGCCGCAACCTTTGGGCAGTTGATCACCCACTCACCATTGCTCTTAACGTAGGCCGTCACCTTTCTACCGCTGTCGGTAGTGGCCCACACAACAACGAATGGCTTAGGTAGACGCTGGTCTGCTGGTATCGATGGCATTAGCAACCTCCAACCACATCAAAAAAGCCAACCGTGCTACCAGCGGTAATCGGTAACGTGTTGGCACAGCCATTCGTATCAAGCGATGACAGGGAGCTTCTAAGCCATGATATTGCATCATCGCCATACTCAAATGAGCGACTAGCGCCAGAAGGTGCAGACTGAGATTTAATCTTTCTGGCACCGGATGAGGCAGACATTAGCGCTGCGGCATACATCAGGATTAGCTGCTGTGTGCAATCGTCATACCCTGCCTCATTCATGCAGTCGATGATTGAGTTAACTCGACAAAGGATCGGAGTTAATAGCGAGTCTGGGATGGAGTAGCCCAACTCAGCGAGGAAGGCTTTAACATCATCAGCTGTAATTGGGTTTGCCATGGTTACTTAGCCTTTTTCGAGTTTGCTGGCTTCTCGGTCTGCTCGGTCTGAGCATCAATATCCTTCGCAGGAGTTGCAACCTCAAAGGTCTGCTTCTCAAGAACTTCCACCAATCCAGCCTGCCCCCATTTTTCTGCTGTTGAATTATCAACATTCACCTGTGAACCAACCGCCAATTTCTGGAGGTTGGCACCAGAGAAAAGGTTATTGCTAACCACTTTAACTAGCGCCA